GTTGAATTTACGTTGCTTTTTCTACTCTCAGTATAAACCTGATAGTTTTGAAGAGCGATTGAAGTTTCGTGATAACGTAGCCGCTATGACTTATGGTGATGACAATATTGGTTCTGTCAAGCAAGGTATTGATAAATTTACTATCAAGGACTGTTCATTATTCTTAAAAGAATATGGACAAGTTTATACCATGCCTGATAAAGAATCAGAATTGTTAGATTTTCTACCAGCCGATGACTTCGAGTTTCTAAAGCGTGATAGTGTGTGGCACCCTAAGTTGGGTGTGCACGTTGGAGCACTACTCGACAAATCAATTTACAAATCTTTGCATTGCTTTATGCGAGGTAAGAATTGTATTGATACTGAAGAAAGTGCATGTGCGCAGAACATTGATGGAGCCCTGAGAGAATGGTTCAATCATGGAGAAGAGAAATTTGAGAAACAACGTTCCCTGATGGGGGAAGTTGCAACTCGTGCTGGAATTTCTCATATGTGCACAGGTTTGGAACTCAATTACAACGATCGCGTTGCAGATTGGGTTGCCAAGTATGGCAATTAATCACTTCGGAGATTTCAAATCCGACCCAGTTTTAAATCTGATGGTAAGCAAAATTAATGTATGTATATGGATACCACATGTATTTTGATCTTTATGTGTTTTGTAGAGTATGTGTAGGCTTTGCATATGTGAACGCTCCCTAAAGGGGACTCGATAGATGGGTTCAGCGTGCCCAATTGTAAATACTTCGTTCCGTGTGAATTAATCTGATCCACGGTCTGTACATAAATAGATTGGTAATAATTGTAAATTAAATATTTTAGATAGTGTACGTGTGGGTCTTGGCACGAGCACTACTACCCCATTGGTAGGTATTGCAAACAAGACAACAAATGTGAGTGTGTGTACATGTGAGAAAACACAAACGCTCAAACCCCAGTCTGGCATGGAAACTTATGCTGACGGTACAACCAATGATAACTCAGTAATGAAAATCAGTGGTGCGGGCAAATATGAAAATGTTTGCTTTTCCGATCAGGTAGATCCTTATGCCTATAATGTGGAGTCAATTATGGACCCTACTCGTAAGTTACAAGATACTGGAGATGCAACTCTTCAGAATTTCTTTTCACGACCTATTAAAATCGAGCAGGTGGAATGGGCGACTTCAAGTCAACTCATATTCGATGTCAATCCTTGGGAAGCCTACTTTGGTAATACAAGGGTTGCTAATCGTTTATCGAATTTCAACCTTTTGCGAGCAAAATTGCATGTGAAGATAGTGATTAATGGTAATGGATTTCAATATGGAAGAGCTATAGCTAGTTATCTTCCATTCTCAATCTATGACACGCTATCAACTAATGCAGGTTTGATCCGGCAAGATTTGGTGCAAGCCTCACAGCAACCCCATCTTTTCCTGGATCCCACCACTTCGCAAGGAGGTGAAATGACTCTCCCATTTTATAATTATTGGAACTACTCATCAATTCCTGATACTCAATGGAATGAACTTGGTATTTTGCAGTTTCGTAGTATTAATGATTTGAAACATAGTAACGGTGCTAGTGATGTAGTTACTGTATCAGTCTTTGCGTGGGCTGAGGATGTTGAGATGTCTGTATTAACGTCTGTTGATCAGGACGATCTCGTCCCTCAGTCTGGTAAAGAAATTGACGAAGCGAATGCCAAAGGTGTTGTTTCTGGCCCAGCGACAGCTGTGGCTAAGGTAGCTAGTGCTCTTACGAGTGTACCAGTAATTGGGCCTTTTGCACAAGCAACAGACATGATGGCTACAACCACCGCTTCAGTTGCAAAGTTGTTTGGATATTGTCGACCTCCGGTCACAAAAAATCCAGAACCGTTTAAACCATATTCTGCCTCGGCGCTTGCGCTTACGAATACAGGAGATGGTCCTGCGAAGATGACTGTTGATGATAAACAGGAATTGACAATTGATCCCAGGATTGCAGGTCTTAATGGATTAGATAGTATGAATATTAAAGAGATCGCTAAGAGAGAGTCTTATCTAACTACATTTAGTTGGAATATTGGAACAGCACCTGAAACGTTGTTGTGGAATGCCAGAATTGATCCGTGCACTTGGGCACAGACCCCTGGTGGACCCCCCACCTCTTATCATTTTCCAGCCTGTGCCATGGCAGCAATGCCATTTAAGTACTGGACTGGTTCGATGAGATTTCGTTTTCAGATTGTATGTTCTGCCTTTCATAAAGGACGTGTTAAGATTGTGTATGACCCAAATCACTTTGCAAGTAATGAGTATAATACTAATTACCTTAACGTCATTGATATTGCGGATCAAACAGATTTTACTGTCGAAATTGCTAACGGTCAGGCTCGAACGCTTCTCGACAGGGCTTTACCAGGAACCACTCCTATTACATCAATGTACAGTACCACCCCTTATACATCGAATGAACAATTCGGTAATGGGGTTATTGGTATGTATGTTGTGAATGAACTCACCACTCCGAATTCGCC